TAGTAGATTTGCATGGTTATGATTACATTTGATAAGGCTTTAAAAAAAGTTTCCAAAGATTTAAAAATCAGTAAAGAGCTTGCTAAAAAAGTTCTAAATAAAACATTTAGGGAAATAGAAAAGAACCTTGATGAAGATAAAAACTTTATGTTCAAAGGGTATATCAAATTTGTAAAATCAAAACAAAAGAAAAAACCGATTACTAAAACCGAATTATTAAATTTAAAAACAAAAGACAAATGAAACCGAATATAATTATTGCTGGACCATCAGGTTCAGGTAAGTCAAGCTCATTGAGAAACTTACAACCAAAAAGAACTGCTGTTTTAAATACAGAAAGAAAGCAGTTACCATTCAAAAACGCTAATGAATTTATGAATGTTCCAATTAAATCTGTATCAGAGTTCCACTCAGCTTTAGACAAAGCTATGTCAAGTGACAAGATAGATACAATAGTCGTAGAATCATTTACATCTCTTATAGAAATCATATTCAGAGAAGCAGATATTAGATATAAAGGCTTTGATGTATGGAGTTACTATAACAAAGAGATAGATAAGATTCTAGATAAGTCTAAAAACTCTGATAAGTATGTTGTATTTACTGCTATTGATGGCGTATATGATGGCGACAATGGTGTTGAAGAACGTTATGTTGCAGTAGATGGTAACAGATGGAAGAAAAGAGTTGAGAAAGAGTTTGTATTAGCTTTATTCACAGATGTT